TAAAGAGTTAATTAATCAGCTTGCTGGACGCTTTGATTTTACCGTCGACACTAATCTTGATACTCTTCCAAACACTACCTATCAGATTCCTGAAGACTTATACGCGAAGATTTCTAACTGTACCTATCGTGATATCTTAGGTGAAATTGCAGGTGCTACTGCTACTATTGCGGTATTTAATGGTAAAACTTTATCATTTAGAGATAGCAAGAAAAAACCAGACGAAGATGAAATCTGGACTTATGACAACCTTAAAACCTTAAAATATAAGCCAAAATATGGACCAGTGAATAGCTTAGTATTGGCTCGTACGCCACAAGAAGATAATGTTGCAGTAGCTGATAATACATCTGTGGCTAATAACGGTCGTACTGAGGTTAAGTTGGCCAACAATGAGATTTTAGATGACGATAGAAGAAAATTGATTACACCGATTTTTAATTCAGTTAAGGATTTCTCACATCATCCATTTGAAGCAGAGACTACTGGTTTTGGCTGGTATAAACCTGGTGATTTAGTACTGGCACAAGCTAGCGGAAAAGTGATGAATGGCCAAGTTAAAGGCGACTTGAAGCAATCCACTACTAACGGTTACAACCTTTTGGTGCTCAATGGCACTAAAACCTCTTCTGGCGCTAATCTCAATGTTAAACCAGACGGTTTTATTGAGGCTAAAGGTACGCTTGTAAATAACTGGGCGAGGCTACCATTTAACGAATTCACGTTGTTACCTGGAACTTATACATTAAGTCGCGAAGGCAACTCCAACTATGCAATAGTAATCGATTCTAACAACGGCGGTAATCATACTCTTGCAAGATTATCCTCTGGTGAGACTAAGACTACTTTTACCGTCTCAAACACCGAATATGGTTGTTATATCGCTTATCTTGCTAATAAAAACACCAACCTGAATATTAGCGCACGTTTCATGCTTGAAGCAGGTTCCGTGGCTCACCCATACGAGCCGTCTAATTTGGGTTACCAGAATCTTTTCGACGAATTCTCTGGACTTCCATTTGCTGTTCACGGAGCTAAGCTCGAAAACAAAGACGGTATATTAAAACTCACGGGTAAACCTGCTGTGGATTGGCTACCGATGGTTACTCGCGAAAATCTTAACCTGTTAGATAAAACAGAGTACACTATCGTGAACTACGCTGGAAATAACGAACAACTTTTTGTTCAGGTAGTCGCTACGAAAAAAGATGGTACTGGGAAAGCCTTTTTTGGTGGAATACGCTATAAAACCGCTAAATTTACCACAGATAGTACTAAATACAGTCAGTACGACATGAAAGTTGGGTTGAATTTAGCATCAAAATACCCAGAGCCTGTAACTCTGTTTACGAATGTAGCTTTATACAAGGGCGGGTTTAATGATGATTACTTCCCCGAATACAGTCCATACGCTTCTGGATTTGTTACTCCAAGGCCAAAAGCTCCACAAGTGATTAAAGAGCTGGCTGGTGGTAAGGTGAGTTTTACTGGGAAGAATTTAATAAAGTTTGTTCAACAGAATCCACTCCCTGATTTTAAGTCGGTAATTGAATCGGATGGCTCTATTACTCTTGGCGGGAACTTTTTTGCCTGGTGGGGCACAAATATCACCGCGAGTAGTCCAGTTTTTATTAAAGCAGGTGTAAAATATACACTTTCAATCGATAAACCACTTCCATGCCGTTTATGCATGGCGGTTTTTAGTGATAATGGACGAATCGAAAAAGGTGAACCGATTATCGAAAAAGGCTCAACATCATGTAGTTTTACAATGCCAGAAAATATTAACAGATGTCATTTGTATCTTTCAATTTCCGGAAGTTCTTTGACCCAAAATACGCCTCTACCAGAGACTAATATTAAGGTACAGTTAGAATATGGCGACACCGCTACAGAATTCACTCCATTTGAAGTAACCGATTTTAATCTTCCATCTGGCATTAATCTCTATAAGCTCACAGATGATATCTATGACGAAGTGAAGCTTGAAAATGGCGTAGCTAAACTGATAAAGCGTGTCGGTAAATTAGAACTAACTGGCGAAGAAGAGAAAATTACTCACTATTTCACCACACCAGCTGGCACTATCGGCTTCAAGTATGAAAACCCGACAGAGGAGAAAATCTTCGTTCAGCAAGATTCTGTAGCTAATATTATCTGTTCACACTTTAAGGCAATTAATGAAGACGCTACCTATACAACACGAGAAAACAGAACTGGCGTAGCAATTTACGGTGGTTACAATAATTTTCCTAAATATGCGAATACTATCGCTTTTTGGTTCAAAGTAACCGACCAGGCGTACATGAAAATCACCGATGTAGCTTCCTTTAGGAACTGGCTGAAAGCTGAAAAGGCTAAAGGCACGCCAGTAACGGTATATTACGAGATAAAAGAACCTCAAATCACGGAACTTGGTCGCACTAACCTCAATCAGGTTTATGTAACTGATACTCACTTAGAACTCGGAAACGGTATTAAAGAGACCATTAAAGGGGTCGCTCCAACCGCTACCCAAACAGATTACGCTAGGGCTGGTGGTATCACCAAGACTATTTATAGCACTGAAATTAAGGTCGATAAGCAGAAGCAAGAGATCGAGTCGGTGGTTTCGAAACAGACTCAGGTAGACCAGAAATTAAATGAAGAATTTACCAAAGTTACTCAAAACATTAAAGATGTAGTCACTACGATTCAAACTACAGGTGGTGGTAACCTTATCAAGAACTCTGTTGGTTATGCCAAAAATCAAGATGGAACATTAGTAGAATGGACTAAAAATAATGCAGGTTTAGTTAAGAGTTACACGAGCCCGGAAGCTAGGTCTTATGGTGCTATTTCTGGCAATGTGATTGAACTTAAAAAAGGCGCTAGTATTGCTCAGAGGCTCAATGTGGCGTCTAGTGGTAAAATTCCGTATTCTTTATCATTTAGAGCTAAAAAAGGCGCTATTGGCACCGCTACGGTTAAATTAAGTAATACTATTGATAGCTTTGTGATTACAATTCCAGAAAATAAAGAAATCATCTGGCAAAACTTTGATTTAACTAAAATCGACCCAAGCATGAACTATCTAGATGTTACTGTTTCGACCAGTAATAACTGTGAGCAGTTCCTAATTACGGATTTAATGGTTAATATGGGAGACCAGGTAGTTCCATGGGTGCAGGCTAATGGTGAAATCTTAAATACACAGGTAGCAGTTAACGACCAAGGCATGATGGTTTCTTCCAGTGTTTATTCTGGTGACTATGTGCAAATCACGCCTCTAGGGATGAGTGGACACTCTAATGTCACGGGTACAGATGAGGAGGTTTTTAAGCTAAATCGTGACGTTACAGAGACATCAAAATTAAGCGCTAGAAAAGAAATTAATATGGACCCAATAAAAATAGTACCCGTAAAAGACGGCGACAGAGCAGGTTGGAACTTCGTGGGCTAGGAGGTTAAAAAATGAATAATGGATTTTTCGAAACACGAGACACTGGGCTATCAGGATACCCTAGCCGTTTAAGATTTGAGTGGTGGCTAATTGAGCAAGACGTCGCTAGTAATCGATCGAGAATTGGATTTAAGCTTTTTGGCACTGGCGGAACCCTTGCAGGAGCTTGGTCGACACTATTTAGAGCGTACGTGAACGTGGCTGGTCAGGAATGGAACACTGGCCGCCATAACCTCTATAATGGCACTGTTATAATTCAGGGCGAAAAGTGGATTAGCCACGACTCTGCTGGCGGTGGTTGGTTTGAAGTGTTTTCAGATGCTGCGATTTATCAAAACTCGAATAACTCATTTGGGAAAGCTAGCTGGTATTTGCCAACCATTCCAAGGGCTTCACAGCCGTCTATCACTTCCTACCCGAACAATACGCCGGATTTTAACCTTGGTGAAACTATCACAATTCACATGAATTCCGTAAACGGAGCTTTCAGACATAACGTTTATTTTATGTATGCCGACAAAACATATGAAGTCGCGAGAGATGTACAATTTAACTGTGTTTTTGATACCAATAAAATCGCAGAGGAGATTTATAAAATCACCACCTCTAAAAAGGCGTATTCTGGCCAAATTAAAGTCGATACACTGTTTAACGGTAATTTAATTGGCAGTAAAACCTGCCACTATAATGCTCATTTAGTGGGAGTCGAACCAACATTCACGGAATTTACTTGTTTCGATACTAACGCTGCCACTAAGGCGATTACTGGCAATGACCAGGTGTTTATTCAAGGTCAATCTCGCTTGGGGGTTAAGATTACCGAAGAGAAGAAGGCTGAGGCTAAAAAGTATGCCTCGATGAGCAAATATTTGGCTTCCGCATTCGGGGTTTCGGCTACTAAAGGATTTTCTGATACCGCTGATGTGCAATTAGACCTTGGCGTAGTCAATGCCAATACTAACCAAGTGGTGAGCGTTTCAGCGTTAGATTCGCGTGATTTTGCCACTGTTGTGCGAAAAAATATCACAGTAATCCCCTATTCAAGACCAACTCTAAATGTTTCTGCTGGTCGTAAGGGTAATTTCGAAAATGAGACTATTGTAAAAATTAGCGGCAATATTACATCACTTAAAATTGGTAGTACTGAGAAGAATGGTGTATTAAGCCTAAGGTGCAGGACCAAGTCTAGTATGGATTCTGATTTTGGTCCTACACAAAACATTCCATTCACACTTGATTCAGACATGATATTGAGGGTGCCAGATTTTTATGTCGCTTTAGATAACACCTTAAAGCACATGCTAGAATTTGAGATTACTGATAAATTGTCTAGTGTTAAGGTTTATGTCGAGATTGATGTTGGTATTCCTATCTTCAGAATCTCTACGAAGACTAAGAAGCTCTATAATAACGAAGAGAGAGTATTAACTGAAAAGGATGTCATCCCTGCAGATAATATTGTAGGTCAGCCAAAAACTAAGTATTCTACGGAGGAAAATTTAGTAGGTACATGGATTGACGGCCGCAAAATCTATCGTAAAGTTTATTCTGGTAAAGGTGATGTCCCGCACGAGGTTCAAGTTGACCCTTGTGCGACCGTTATTGATATGCGAATGATGGTTAAAAACAAAGCAAATAATGGGTCTTGGAGAACTGTACCTTGGCTATATGATACAGCTGATAATAGCTGGGTTGCGGGGTTTTATCTAGACTCTCTACGTAGCGTCGTGGTAATGCAGTTAAAAGAGAATATGCGTAACGCATATTGGTGGCACTTTGTTATTGATTATTGCAAAGATCAGGAACCCATACTATAATGTTTATGGCTACTCCAGTTTGCAACTTTCTGGGACAAAGTAGCTATTCGATTCCCTTTTTAATGTTATAATTAAAGCAAATCTACGACCCCAATTTCTTCGGAAATGTGGTCGTTTTTTTGTTGTAAGAAAGGGCTAGAAAGCTGATGAAGAAGTACGATTTATTAAGTATCACGGTGTGGGTCGGAATGGGAGTATTCAATGTCTTATTTTGGCTATTTGTGATTTTTCATGGTTGGTTTTTCCAAACTGTTATTGCTTATATCATACTGATTTTTATCGCTATAAAAGTCCTGAATAGAAAGGAAAAGAAATGAACTTTAAGCAAGTAGTTCAGCCGAATCTAGATGATAAGAAACTTGTAATTTTCTATCAAGGCAAGCCACTTTTAGACTGGTTCTTGTGGTGTTTGGCGGTTGCCCAGAAAGTTTTCGGGGTCGCTCCATTCGCAGCTTCCGCTCAGATCGCATGGAATAATAACACCACGAAGCATTTAGACCGGAATCTTCCAGAGGGCTGTTTCGTCCCAATCTGGTGGACTGGCGGCTACATGAATTATGGCCATGTCGCAGTTGCTAAGCGCAGCGGTAACTGGATTCAGATTTGGTCTAGCCCATATCGCCATAAACCATTTTTCGACTATTTCGAAGGTGAATTAAATGCAACGATTGATAATGTATCCCGTATTTATGGCGTCAATTATGCAGGGTGGACTGAAACTATGAACACCACTCGTATCGTGGAGGCCGTATCGGCTAAATCTAATGAAGAAATCGCTGCTGAAGTTTGGCAAAACAAATGGGGTAACGGCCGCGATCGAATTAACCGTTTAACGGCTGCAGGTTACGACTGGAGAGCAATTCAGGCTCTAATTGATAAAGGTGTTGGTAAACCTATCGAAAAACCTACTGAGAAGCCACAGGAAGCGCCAAAGCAAGAAGAGGCGAAAACTGTCGCTCCGAAACCAGAAGTTAAACCTGAGGTCAAAGAAGAGTCTAAAAAAGAGGTTGAACCAGAAGCTACAGTGGAACCAAAACCAGAAACCAAGGCAGAACAATCTGAGGTGAATTACGCCAAAGAAAATAATGCCCTGCTTAACAAATTACTCGAATTGGTGAATTGGGTAGTTGAAAAAATGAAGAATATTTTCAAATAAGGAGAAAAATTATGAATGATTTCTTAAAAGATTTAATCGAACGCGCAGTCAAAACCTTTTCACAGGTACTGCTCGGCTTTATCGGTACCGACGGCATCGCTTTTGGCGATGTTAATTGGGGTAAAGCCCTATCTGTCGCAATTCTCGCGACCCTAGCTTCCGTGCTGATGTCTGTTGCTAGTTTTAATCTTGGCAACAAAGGCACCGCAAGTGTCTTGAAAGATAAGTAAAATGCGGATTGCGGTGGAAGATATTACAACGTTCATTTCCGTAATTGCTGGTGTAATTACGGGACTCGGTATTATCGCCAAATTCTTAGACAATATGATGAAGAGGTGGGTGACCAGCCTTATCGACCCTCTAAATCAGAAAATTGATAAAAATGGACGTGAATTCACTGAATTACTCGAAAGAAAGAATAAAAAACTCACAGAGCTACTCGAGAAAAATAACCAAGAAATCCATAGCATTGATATTGCACAGTGTCGGAACTTTATAACCAGATATCTAGCCGATATTGAGAGGGGTGAAAAGCTCACAGAAATCGAACTAGAACGATTTAATGATATTTACTCTCACTATGAAGAAATCGGCGGAAATTCATACATTCATTCTAGAGTTGAAAAATTAAAAAAGCAGGGTAAACTATAATTAGGATACAGGTTATAATGTTGAGTTAAAAAGAGCCTCATGGGAGGGGTTCTTTTTTTATTATATTTTTTGAACCATAAAAATAGCCCCCTCTCGACATGGGGCTATTTCAGGTTTGAATGGTTAATCTGTCAGTACCGTGCTAGTTCTAAATTCTTGATACTCATCCTCAGAATGTGTGCCGTCGTAGTACTTCATAGCTTCATCGATCCCGCTATATTCGCATATCATGGCTGTTTTGAGGATGATTGTGGCTTCATTTGCCCTACATTTCAGCTTGGCTTTATCACCGTCCTGAGCTAGGATTGCTTCGACTATTTGATTGACTGTAGTTAGTTTTAACATATATCTTGCCTACTTGCTTATCGTGTCCAGATGCATAATGCTTTCCACTAAAGAGAAACAAATATTATTAATCTGGCTAGTCCTCTCTTTTTCTGGGATTTTATTAATTACATCTAAGCATAATATTAATTTTGCTTGAGTATCCGATGAGCGATTGTTTGTCATAGCTCCGGTGGCCACTATGGCTTCTATGGCCATTCTAATCGCTGTATTTTCTTTTTGCTCTTGAGCTAAAAGCTGAATCTTTTTAACATCATTATGAGTTAATTTACCTGTCATCTTATTCCTTAGCTTAAGAGCATATAGTTCGTTCGCGACCTCATTAAATTTCTTTACTAATTTACCGTACTCGTGAGACATCCATAACATGGTGACAGTACATAGAAGTAATATTAAATTTGTAATTAATTGCATTTTTAACTCCTTAAATATTCATCAATTATTTTCTTACACCCCTCGAATCCAACCCCAAATTCGGCTCTATAACCACTCGCACGCAGTTTTTCAAGCATTCTAGCCTGTTCTTCGAGATGTTTATCCTTTTTCAAGGTACCGTCTTTCTTATATGGTGAATTCGATTTGGTTTTAATTTCTAGGTAAAATCCGTGATATTCACCCCTTGCTTTAGCTATGAATAAATCCGGATAACCTCTTTCCGGATGTAATCTATGGTGTTTCGCCGCCTGACCAGGTGTCAATTTAAGGTCAGCTGCGAGATCGAAGCGATAAATTATGTCTGGGTATTGTAGCTGAATATAACGTGCTATCTGCTCATATAAGCTATGTTCTGAATTGTATCTCATCGGTTTAATAGCCGTGTTAAAATATCATCCGTACCCATACGCTTAGATATCTTTCGTCTCAACTGCTTTGCTTCTTCGACCAAGTCATCACAATCAGCGTCTTCTAGGTGATAAATTACCTCGCCAAGATCACTCCATGCATAATTAAGATACTCTTTTTTACTTGTTCTACTCATTATTGCTCCTCTTCATTTGAGTTGATTAAATGATTGATCTTAAATAAAGCCTCTTGAGTCTGTTGGCTATGTATTTGTAGTGCTGATCTGATAACCAGTAGATCCTCATGACTCAAATCAGCTTCATTTGGCAGTAGAATAATGTTGTCCATCTATTTCTCCTTTTTAGCTCCACATTTACCACACTTGCCATTAATCGTATGGGTCATACACCAGCAATTTTTGCAGAGGCTGATATTGTAGTCTACTACGGCAACCCCAAAGCTCTTCACTCCCATCGTCTCATCCAGTAATCATCTTAACTATCCATATCACCAACGCTATTGGCAATATAAGCCCAGCTAATGCTGATATCAGAACAATGATTATAAATACACTTTCAATTAAATGTTCGATAAAATCTTTCATACTAGTTGTCCCTATGTTCTATTTCATATTTTTCTAGTACTTCTAACGGAGCGTCTCTGAAGAACCTACCAATGCTTGATATT